CAGCAACTTTATTCTTATAATGGTTCAGGATTTACATTAGTCGGCCCACAAGGCGTTGCTGGTTCAGCAACAACTCAAATGCGCTCAATTAGCGTGTTAGATTCTAACGGTACATCTCATCCTATTATTGAAGCTCTTGATAACGGAAACGTAATATTCACAATTAGTTCAGATGCTGATTTTGTGCTAAACAATTCAGCTAATGCTATTACAGGATTTTCGACAATTCATCAAGGTGTTACTTTAGTCTATACTAATAATGATTCTCTTCCAGGGCAAACTACAAGTAATCATAGATTCTGGGGAACATCGACTAATTCAGACCGCCTTGGCGGATTAAGTGCAAGTAATTTTATTCAAACTGGAAATGCAGTATTTTCAAGTTTAGTTCAGTTTGGAGATGCTGGTTTTACAGTAGGTGCAACTCCAGCTAAATTAAAAATTTACAATAGTGCCGCTACTACTCCAACAATTATTAATCAAGTAGGCGATACTTTAGCTTTTGAAACAACTGTTAATGCTGTTACTAAAAATCCATTAAATTTAGTTGGATCGGACATGCTTCCAGGTGTAACATTATCTAATAATATCGGTTCTAGTACGTTACAGTGGAATAATATCTACGCTGGATATGTTTATAGTACTGCTCAGCAAGCTGATACATTGAGTGTTAGCGGAACATATAGAACTGCAAGTGTTGCTAGTGCAATTAATACTATTGCAGTTCGTGACAATTTAGGCAATTTAAATGCTACATTATTCCAAGGTACTGCTACTAGTGCTAATTACGCTGACTTAGCAGAAAAATATCTTGCAGATAAAGAATACGAGCCAGGCACTGTAATATCAGTAGGTGGCAGTGCCGAAGTACGTGCTAGCGTTTGGGGAGAAAGACCAATTGGTGTTGTTTCTACTAACCCTGCGTATATGATGAATAGCGAGCTAGTAGGTGGAACATATATTGCCCTTAAAGGTCGAGTACCATGCAAGGTTACTCAACCGGTGAATAAAGGCGATCAATTACTTGCAACTAATGGCGGCTTGGCAATATCTATTCAAAATATTGATGATACTGCTGTAACATCGCTATATCCTTTTGCTATAGCATTAGAAGACTTTGATGGTAGCACCGAAACTGGTGTTATTGAAGTTGTAGTATTATAAATAAAAGCTAATTTAAAGGTACATTATGGCAGGTCAAGGAACGTTAATTGTAGCAACAGATTATAATACAATTCAATCAAAAATTGCATTGGTACTTGGTACTGGCTCGTCGGATTACGGATATAATCAGCAAGTGTTGAGTAGCCAAGTTAATAATCTAAACACTAAAATTACAGTTACTCAATGGAATAATTTAAGAACAGATTTATTATTAGCTCGCCAGCATCAAACTGGTACAGATCAAAGTGCTAATTTAGCTTTGCCCACAACTAGTACTACTATTAAAGAAGCGGATCGTGCGGCATATAATAGTTTTGCAGATGTAATTACAACTAATAGATTAGTAGTTCCTCCTAGCAGTCAATACTCTTTAATTCCTACGGTAGCTCCAGTGGTTAGAACTAACCCTTGGGCAAGTACAATTAGTTATACATTAACTTTAAATTTTCCAGGATACACTAGTGGTTCGACTGTAGTTTCTGCTATAAACAATGCCCGAGCATTTTTTAATGCAGGCGGCAGTGTTAAATTTAGTGCTAGCTTTACTAATTACACTACTGACGGATCATTAGGCGTTAATCAATCTTGGGCAACATTGCTAACTAATATGGGTACGATTAATTTTGGTGCCCATGCAACGACTAACACTGGCTCAGGCACTCCCCAGGCTAAAGGATTTTTTGACCTTACTACTAGCGATCAATTAATTTTTACTAAATTAGTCGATCCTGCTTATACTCCTACATATAGTCCTAACCAATATGATTTGTATGCAAGATTTGGTAGTACTAATGCTCAAATTATTTTTACTCCAACATTTAGTTATACTGGCGGCGGCAATATTCATGAAGCTGCCAACGGTACATTGACTAGTAATGTAACGATATTAACACCTAGTGGTAGCAATGTTTCAGTTGCCGCTCCTACAACTGTTAGTTCAACTTTATAATACCATAACCCATTGACAAGCTAATTACTGTAGTGTATTATGTACACTACGGAGTTTATCTATGGACGAAAGAATTGAAAAAGCGTTTGAAACAGCCAACTATATGGCTACACTTTCAAATCAAAAACGAATAATACAAGAAGAATTTACACAAGAGTTAGTGTTTTATATTAACGGTAGTACTTTTCAAATTACCACAGAACTAATTTGTTATGTCAAAACATTAATTGATATAAATCGTACAACTGATGTGATATTAATCGATAGTAATAATGTGCCTGTACTGATCGATGACATACAACAGTTTTTTAACAATATTTCAAATCAGTATTTTACAGCTACTCAAAAATATTTAGAAAAATACGCCGATATTAGAGTTAAAAGAAAAATTAAGGATATTGTTGAGTTATGACACAAGGTGCAGTTCTTGTTGCTCAAAATAATTCTACAATTGACTATGTTAAATTGTCTGTATTTTCAGCTAAACGGATTAAAAAATTCTTAGATATTCCGGTCAGCATTATGACTGACAGCCGGGGGTATTTAGAATCACAATATCCTGATCATCCGTTTGATCAAATAATAGACATACCAGCAGATGGAAATTATTTCCAGCGTAGATTTAATGACGGATCGTTATCGAGTAAAATTCTTGAATGGAAAAATTTATCAAGATATCTAGTATACGATCTTACACCTTATGATACAACTCTAGTGCTAGATGTTGATTATATTATAAATTCTTCTGTATTAAAATTAGCATTACAGGAAGATTATCCTTTGCAAATTTATTCGCAAAGTATGGATATTGCAGAATGGAGAGATTCATCAGAATTTAAACGTATAAATCCTTATAGTATACCTTTCTTTTGGGCTACTGCATTTGTATTCAATAAAGGTAATATAACGGCTTCGTTCTTTGCGGTACTAAGTCATATAAAAGATAACTGGGAATATTTTAGAACACTTTATTGTGTAACTAGTCCTATGTTTAGAAATGATATAGCTTTTAGTATAGCTATACATATTATGAATGGAAAAAAATCTGGAGATTTTGCCAAAGAATTACCCGGAAAAATGATTTATGCAAAAGATACAGATATTCTTATCTCCGCTGAAGACACTACAATGAAATTTTTAGTAGAAAAAAAGGATTACTTGGGTGAATATACTTTAGCAAAAACACAAGGACTTGATATTCATGTAATGAATAAATTGAGCCTTAGCCGATACATAGACGGAGGTTCAGGTGTCTAAAGGATTTTTATTATTTGCACAAAATACTGATTCTATCGATTATGTTAAACAGGCGTATGCGCTTGCTCTCAGTATTAAAATTAGTCAGAATAGCATTAACAATGTATCCTTAGTTACTAATTCAAAAGTTCCTAAAAAATATCGTGATATATTTGATAAAATTATTCCGATTCCTTATTTTAAAATAGTGGAAAATAGTCCGTTACAAGCCGAACACAGATATCAATTATATAATGCTACCCCTTACGACGAGACGATTGTATTAGATAGCGATATGCTACTGACAGAAGACATTAGTAGTTGGTGGGATTATTGTAAAAATTACGATGTGCATTTTTGTAATCGCATTACAAATTATAAATTAGAAACAGTAGTAGATACTGTACATCGTAAAACATTTATTGCAAATCATTTGCCTAATGTATATTATGCATTACATTATTTTAAAAAATCCGATCAAGCGAGAGAATTTTATAAAGTTCTCGAATTTGTAGTTAATAATTGGGAAGCATGCTACGGAAAATTTAGTCCTACTGAATATCAAAATTGGTTAAGTATGGATGTTTCTACGGCAATTGCAATTAAGATTTCAGGGATGGAAGATAGCATAGTTAGTCTGCATAACCCAATGCAATTCACCCATATGAAAACTCCTATTCAAGGTTGGCCCATTGTTCCTGATAGTTGGCAAACTGCTGTTCCTTGTATACTAAATGATAAAGGAAATATTATAATAGGAAACATACAACAAAATAGTTTGTTTCACTATGTTGAAAAGAATTTTATCAATAATACTATATTATCTAAATTAGAGGAGTTAGCAAATGAACGAAATTGATGACGGATTAAGCCCCGAAGATTTAGCTAATATTGCAAGAATTTCATTTAAGCCAATTTACAGAATATATTTTGATTTGGAAACTGGGGAATTATTAGCGGCATCAAACGAACACAGGCCTGAATATGATCATAGTATAGTAGTTCCTTACGAACAGTACGATGCATTGGTTTCAGGTCAGGAGCAATTTAAAGATTGGGCAATTGTTAAAACTAAAAATCCTGATAATGAATACGGAGTGGATTTAGTACAAAAAGAATTCCAAGGTCAGGCATTTAGAAATCACATGTTTGAATGGATTGTTAATCCTCCTACAAAAACTACAGAACTAGTTGTTCATTGGGATGAGTATAATAAACAATGGATCTTTATTATATCAGATTCTGCTAGAAAAAAATTTTATGATAAAAAAATAACTACAAGAGTAATTAAAATTTTTATAACACTTAAAAATGATTTAGATTTTTTAATTAGAACTATAGATATTGAATTGACATCTTTGATAGCGGATAAAGTAGTTGTGCCGTTTGACACAAATTTAGAATCTCAAATTAATAAAATATCTGTTAGTTCAAAAACTGTTTTTGATAGCTACGGATTAAAAGTATGGAAAATTAAAACAAAATGATAAAAGTTATAGATCAAGATATTATATTTTTAAGTTACGATGAACCTAATGCTGAAAAAAATTATGCAGATTTGCTAAAAAAAGTACCTTGGGCAAAACGTGTACACGGAGTTAAAGGTAGTGATGCCGCTCATAAGGCCTGTGCAAAATTATGCGAAACTGAGTATTTTGTTACAGTTGATGGTGATAATATAATTGATCCTTCATTCTTAGAAGTTGAAATTGATTTAGATGAATTAGGATTAACTAAAGATTATGTGTTTAGTTGGTGCGGTAAAGTTCATGTTAACTATCTTATGTACGGTAACGGCGGACTTAAAATGTGGACTCCAGCGTTTGTAAACAATATGCGTACACATGAAAATTCGGATCCTAACGATACAAAAGGTCTAGTTGAATTTTGTTTTGATGAAAAATATTATCAATTTAATGAAAACTATTCAGAAAGTTTTACCAATGCTAGTCCATTTCAAGCATGGCGAGCCGGCTTCAGAGAAGGCGTAAAAATGTCTTTGAATCAAGGTGCTAAGGTAGCAGATCTTAAAACAATTTGGTGGCAAAATTATGATAGATTGCTAGTGTGGTGTAACGTAGGCGCTGATGTTACTAATGGGTTATGGAGTGTATATGGCGCAAGAGAAGGAGCATATCTGACTAATTGTACAGATTGGGATTACGCTAATGTTCGTGATTTTGATTGGTTGACTGAACAATGGGAAACTAGATATAGTAAAGTTACTGATGAAATGCTACCTCACGAAATCTCTGGATTAGGTTATACACTTAGAGATGAATGTGGTTTAGAATTGTTTGAACCATGCAAAGATTCTAGTAAGTTTTTCAAAAGGGTTTTTAATAATAGTCCAAGAATTGTAAGGAAAAAACATAATGTATGATATCGCATTTATAAGTTATCAAGAATCCGACTCTACGACAAACTATATAAATTTATTAGAAAAAGCTCCCTACAATAAAATTTTTAGAGTACAAAATGTAAAAGGAATTCATCGAGCTCACGTAGAAGCCGCTAAAAGATCAACCACTAATATGTTTTATGTTGTTGATGCTGATGCATTTATATTGCCATCTTTTAAATTTGATATAAAATTAGATCCTAGCGAAGAGGATATTGTACACGTTTGGCGTAGTGTCAATCCTATTAATGGATTAGAATACGGTTACGGTGGAATTAAACTTCTTCCTACAAAATTAACTTTAAATATGGATATTGACAGTCCAGATATGACTACTAGTATTAGTCCTAGATTTAAAGTAATGGAAAAAGTTAGTAACATAACAGTATTCAATACTGATCCGTTAAGTACCTGGCGTAGTAGTTTTAGAGAATGTGCCAAATTGGCCAGCAAAGCAATTCACGGTCAAATTGATGACGAAACAAACCATCGACTAGATACTTGGAGATTTAATAACAGCCGAGAAAAGTTTTCTGAATATTCTAGAGGCGGTGCAAGTGCAGGCGAATGGTACGGAACAACATATAAAGATGACCCTGAAGCACTTGCAAAAATTAATGATTGGGATTGGTTAGAAGAACAATTCAAAGTGCATATTGAACTGTTTCCTCCGGAGACTTTTAAATAAGATCTGTAGTCATTGGGAAGATCTTAGCTATAACTTCGGCACAAGCGATAGCAACTTCTTGATGCTCTTTTTGTGTACCGTTTGAACTACGCAATTCAATAAAATGAATCCAACTGCGTAGTGTGCCATTCATATACAAACGACTTTCAATAAGTCCTTCTGGCAGTACAGCACGAGCTTGTTCTTTGGCAATACCTTTACTAACAGCCCATTCGTATGCATCACGGCTTTGTTTAATAACTAACTCTTGCATACGTTCCCATTGATAAGCAAGAAAACGATCTTCGTCGTTATTATGAATATCAAGCTCTATACTGTTTTGTCTATTTTTGGTATCTTGCTTGCGAGCATCTCTAAATACAAAGTTGAGATCCTTTGTTGGGTCAGCATAACGTTGGCTGAACTCTTGAAAGCTGAAGCTTCGATGTCTAAGGATTTGTCTTGCGATATCTCTTGTAGTAGTAATCTCGATGCAGGCGGACACCATTTCGAGAGGACTCCAATGTTGGTGCTTAATAAGATATCGTATGAGCTTTTCTGAGGTTTCTGTATTAAGCTGATTGCTCGGGTTACTGACTCTTGCACAGTAGGCAATGAGTTCTTGTGCATCCGAGATTCCCATGCTAGCGAATTCTTCAGTTGGCTGGCTGTAACTAAGCAATTTAACATTCATTTATAACTTCTTTTTCTTAAGGAATTTTTGAGTGCTACGCTCGATGTCTTTTTTAACCCTAATAGTGTCTAGTTTAAAATCGACATCGATTATTTCACTTTCGTAGCGTTTAACCATTTCAGATAGATTCTTTTCAAAGGCAGTCCATCCTTCTCGTTTAACTTGATTAGTTATTTTAATTTCCCAAGTTTTGCCATTTTTAAAATTAATCATAACTGCATGTACATACCCAAGAGGTAGTACATTTAGTTTGATATCGCCAAACACTTCCGGCCAATTTGCTATGACATCCTTGGGAAGTACTTTTCCCGATGATGTCACGATGCGTCAGTTACCTTGGTCTTCTTTGCTGTAGGTACTAATGCTTCTGCTTGACGTCTTAATTCAGCCGCTTGTTTGCTTAAACGATCAGCATCACTTCTAAATTGTTTAGCTTGTTCTTCTGGTGTAAGCGTTACATTAGCACTTATAGTGGGCGTAGTATCAATTTTTTCTTCTACGACTGGAGCTTCTACAGTTTTAGATGCAGTAGGTTCTGCAGAATTTGATTTAAGTGATAAATCGTCAACTGCAACACCGCGTTGTTCAGCAATAATTTGATTTAATTCTGACAACACAATACTACCTGATGTAGTAGGAGTCATTTCTACTTCGCTAGTACCTAGCTTAACTAAACGACCTTGAGCATGTAATGCCGCTAGCATAATACTGCCATCGGAAAAATTACTACGTGCCATTACTTCGGCAAACTCGTAGGAACTTTGCCCAGCATTACTTTCTACTAAATTGATTAAACTATCGTGATAGCTATCTGGTAAATTTTCAGTTGGTACAATTAGGCAACTATGTGCATCGCCTGGCAAAGTACGATATACTACAATACATTTTTTCTTTGTAGATATAACTCTGCCTACATGTTTGAGTTCGGCCATAATATTATCCTTGAGCTTTTTGTGCTTCAGCTTGTTTTTGAACCTGATCTAAAAAAGCAGATAGTTTGTTATAAATCGTACCAACTGCTACCATTTCATTTGGTTTAAATGCACCGCGTGTGCTAGCAATATCAATAATGTTTTTCATTGCAGCCAAATCGTTAATTGTTAAATCGTTATTTTGATCTTGTTGTGCAGTATTAGCTGGTTGTTCTTGTGTTGGTTCTTGTACAGTATCAGTCATATGTATCTCCTTTGAAAAGTACTAATATAATTATCTTGTTTACAAAATAGGACAAGCAATCGTGAAAAAACTTAACTCTTTTTCTGATTCAAAACCAATACGTGTATTATACACAATAGTATTGGAATTATCTAAACCTATGCCTTGTCCTATGTAATACCGATTATTTAAGTTTTTGCTAATCCAAGCATCTAAAGATTTGATTAGAGTAGGATTATATTTGTTTATAGTTGTATACTTAAAATGAGGGCAGGCAAAGTCAACCCTCCGTAAATTAAAGTAATTTAAAGGATTAGCTTTGCCCGCTTTTAATGTCATGCTACTTCTTTAACTTGTTCGTAATAAGCAAATTCCCCGAATGGAGGAACAATCTTATCATTGCCGTGTATGATGAATACTGTATCGCAATACAATTCATCACCCCATGAACCAAACGGATATCCGTCGGTGAACATGATAAACTTCTTAGGCTGAATATCATTTTCTTTCATGTATTCCCAGTTAGCATCAAAATCAGTTCCACCACCGCCCATTGGTTCATAGCTATCAAACTCATCAATATTGTAACCGTCAAAGTCTGCTTCGTTATACACTCGAGTATCAAAACACCAAACTTTAATTTTAAAGTCTTGATATTCTTGCATAATGCCCTTAATTTCACTTAAGAAGTCTTTGGCTTGTTCATCACCAATAGAACCTGACATGTCAATAGCTACACAGATATCAATTGTTTCTTGAAATTGAGTGCCTGGTAGAATTGCGTTCATATGCCAACCCTTACGATTAGGACGCATGAATGAATAATCGTTTTTAATAGTGCTTTGGATTTGTTGACGTAAAATTTCACGCCAATTCATTTTAGGCTCTGTAAATTCTTTAATCATGCGTTGTACACTAGCAGGAGTGTTACCAGCACCTGCGGCATTTGCGGCTTGAATTGTAGCTTCACGAATCTCGTCACGAATCTGTTTTAATTCTTCTTTAGTGTACTTTGGCTGACCATTTTTGCCATCTTCTCCCCAGTCAATGTGCTCGTCCAATAATTGTCCAAGTGCATTGAGTTCATCTTCGTCCATTTCATCAAAAATTTTGTCGTAGACTTCTTCTGCGCCCATGCCATAATATTTAGGATCATGGAAAATTTTAATATCAGGAATTTGATGATCGCCGATACGGTCACGGACTAATTGTCCGTTTACACAATAATCAGCGGCAATGTTAAAAATGCGCGGATTACGTCCTTCTCGCCGACCCATATGATCGAATACATTATGCAGAATTTCATGTGCAATAACAAACTCGACTTGTTTAACTGTTAGTGGATCGAAAAATTTACGGTTAAAGAAAATAGTACGACCGTCTGTAGCCGCAGTAGGTAACCAATCGCTAGCTTCTTGTATTTTTAAGCGTGTAGCCATATTACCAAAAAACGGATGACGAAGTAGTAGACCCACACGGGCTACAATAATTTTGTCTATAACTGGATCTGCGTGTGACATTTATGCTCCTGAATTGTTACTATGTATATAGTATAACACCTCCCGAAGGAGGTGTCAAATAGTGCTAAACCAAATTATTTTTCTGTAGCTTGGCTAATGTACTTTCCAAATTTGGCATGGAAATCATCAAAACATTTGATTTCGTCTGGATCTAACGGCAACTTGTAAGTTGACAATGCTAGTTTAGTACCCATAATAACCAATTCTGTTTCAAAATTATCCATAATAAATTGGAAGAAATTATTAACTTGATCGTTCCAGTTTTTAGCTTTCTTCTCGCAAGAATCTTTCAATTCATAGCACAAAGATACAGTCAAAGAGTACATTGCTGAAATCTCTTTTGAATCCATTTTCTTAACTTTGCCACTCAAAATGTCTGTAGGATTAGGCATTTTGCTAGCATGTTTGCGGTGCGCCATAAACTTAACAGCCAAACCTTCACCAACTGAACCGGACACTAAGTCTGTTAGTGTGTCGTTATCACAGTCATCGTCTGTAAGTAATTCGCTTACAAAACTCCAGCTACGTGGAGTAGCAAAGGCACGTGAACTGGACTTAGGATCGAAATCATACAAGTCTTTCTTAGAGAAAGTCAAAAAGCCCACAACATCTTGATGAATCTTGTTGTCAACAGCCCAATCAAAGTAGTCATCCCAATCTACAGTCATTTCCAAGTGAACAAAACGATTAGCCAACGGAGCTGGCATACGGAATGTTACACCTTTGTCAGTTTCACGATTACCTGCCGCAACCAACATAACATTGTCTGGCAAGTGATAGGTACCTACACGACGATTCAAAACTAATTGATAAGCCGCCGCTTGTACACTAGGTGCCGCACTGTTCATTTCATCCAAGAACAAAATAATGTTCTTGTGCTTACTTGCCATTTCTTGTGTTGGCAATTCGCTAGGAGGTGCCCAACGCATAGTGTTATCGTTAGAGTCAAAATATGGAATACCTTTAATATCAGTAGGTTCCCAAAGGCTCAACCGAACATCGATAACATGAGCATCGAGCTCAGTACCGAGCTGTTTAATAATATCGGATTTGCCAATTCCGGGAGGACCCCATAGGAAAATTGGACGCTTGTTTTTAAATGCTTTACGCAGAGATTTTTTTGCACCTTGGGGGCCAACGGTGCGAGTAGCTAGATCTGATGCCATTTCTTTTCCTATCTTAGTTTAAAAAAAGTGTTGTTGAATTAACGCTCTATGTATCTATTATACAATAGTACCGTAACTAAGTCAACTATTATTTTGGCTAGCTAGTTCTTTTTCTCGCTCATTCATGGCTTTAATTAAGCCAAATTTTCTGATGTCGTCGGAAAACAACATCAGTTCAAATCCTTTCTTTTCAGCGAACACAGTAATTGACATTGGTGTAAGATAATACGGACAATCGATGTATCTTTCCAAAAATACGATTGTTTGAGGACTTAGTTCAATTGGTTCTGTAAACGGAATTTCGTATTCTTTTAATTCCAAATCTCTTACCAAAAATTCGTAACCTTCTTCAGTTAATCGAAATGCATTTTCTTTACCAACTCGATTACTTTGCCACCATTTACGACCAAATAATTTTACATTAGCCTCGTCTGTGCTTTTACCCCATTGCTCCAGAAATATTTTAGTTAATGCATTTCGATTAATCATTTTACTATAGTGCCAGTAGTCAGCATAACTACTTGAAAATCTTCACAGCCAAATGTTAAGTTTAATTTTTTGGCTAAATTACGTGCGTGGCCTGGGTTACTAAAAGATACTTTTTTATACTTAGGACCAGGATAATTGACTAGACTATTAAAACTTTTAAGATTAAACGGTTCATTTTTATAAAATACAGCCCAAATGGCTTCTGCTTCTAAAATCTGTTCAGATTTATAAGTTTTCTTGTTTGTGTATTCTAATAAAACTTTTGGCTTAGGTCTTGACATAATATGCGTCCTGGTAATATACGCATATATTTATCTTTTATTCTGTGTTACCGAAGTCACCACCGTCTAATTGTACTGTAACAACTTCAGAGCTTACACTAGCCTTTAATGCGTTATACATACTTTCATAGTCTTGATTCATTTTAATTAAAATTTCAGTAAGAGCCAAATTTAACATTCTTGCTTGTTGAATAGTAATTTTAACTTCTTTGCTTTGACTTAATTCGGCGGCTTTTATCAGTTGAATTAACTGACTAATTGGTGTAGTATTAATTGGATTTTGCATTTGCCAATACCGTTTTCATTTCTAGTTTATCCATAAATGGTCCTTGATATGGATATCTTTCAATAGTAATTGCTTTAGGACAGAAACTCTTAACCCAGCCCTTGTTAAATTTAATAATATAATATCCTGCACAATATAAACTTTTACTTTGCAAACTCTTAGTGAATAACGGGAGTTTACGTCTAACATCATACATACTGTTATAAGGAACACATAATGTCGGATATCCATGACATTCATGTTCTTCAGGTTGTGTAACTTTTACTTTAGTATTATTTAAAAAGAAACCATCGCCAAATTGTTTAGTTAAGTCTTGTTTCTTATTAAACATTACTTCGCCTTGAGTACTACTTAAAACAAATTTGTTGTTTTCTTTTTTATGTAAGGTAGCAAT